ACCCAAGGAGGAGATTGTGGTGGCGTGCTGATAGCATTTGACCCGCGATTCAATCGGAAGATTTGCGGAATCCACATGGCCGGCGGAGCCCTGGGAGCGAATTACACTGCAGCTGCCGCTGCTGTGTCTCAGGGATTCATCGACCATGTGCGAAACCGCATGTCCTTGCACATCTCGTCCTGGTTTGATGGTGCCGTTGCGGTGGCGCAGCCGTTGGAAGCGGAGGCTTCTAATGGTGTGCTATCGTTTGGTGCGACCTTGTCCGGACTTGTTTTGCACGGCAGAGCTAACTCGAAGGTGTACGCTGCGAAGGAGACGTCGATCTCTCCGTCACCGGTCCACGAAATTTGTGGGCCCGTGTTGAAGAGACCGGCGTATCTTCGCGACACGCGCAATCTTGCTGGCGATGTCGTAACTCCCCTCGCTACTGCAATGAAGAAGGTGTCAACCCCGTCGATGTTGATCGATCCGTCAGCGCTTGCTGCTGCAAAGAAGCAAGTGACTGATATGATTTGTGATCGAGATCACGGGACTGACGCCCGAACGTTGAACTTCGATGAGGCGATTCGTGGGATCCCCGGTGATGAGCGTTACCCCGCTATCAATCGATCGACCTCCCCAGGATATGGGTGGTCGAAGATTGGTAAGGGTAAAACTTACTACCTGGGCTCCGATGATTTTGTCATTCGAAGTGAGGTGCGAGAGGAGTATGATAGGGTTCTCGCTCGTCTTTTGCGAGGCGAGCGATCAGGACTCTATTGGACCGACACTCTGAAGGATGAGCTGCGGCCCCTTGAGAAAGTCGAGGCCGGTAAGACGAGACTCTTCTCAGCTGGCGAGATGGTGCAAACCATCCTGCTACGACAATTCTTCATGGGGTTCAATGCCCACATGGCGCGACACGCGATCGCAGTCGAGTCCTGTGTGGGTGTGAACCCATACTCTCAGGATTGGACTGCAATAGCCAGAAAGCTCATGTTGCATGGACCAAACGTTGTGGCTGGTGATTTCACCAATTACGACGGGACGCTCCCTGCTGATGGGCTTTGGGCCGTGTTGGACGTCATCAACGCTTTCTACGGGGATGCTGGTGAGGAGAATAAGGTGCGCGCGTTGCTCTGGCTGGAGATCGTTAATTCGGTCCACATTCAGGGCTACATGGTGTACTCATGGACGCACAGCCAGCCTTCTGGTTGCCCATTCACGTCTATTCTCAATTCAGTTCTCCATAGTATTTTGGTGCGGGTTGCTTTTCTGTTGAGTGCTCGCAAGTATGCTCCTGAAAAGGCTTCGCTTGCGGTATTCGACCGAGAAGTGTCCCATATCAATTATGGCGATGATGACGTCACAAACGTTTCCGCTGATGTGGACTGGTTTAACCAGATTACAATGGCGGAGGCGTATCTTACTTTTGGCATGGTGTACACCGATGAGACGAAGACTGGTGGGCTTGTCAAGTTTAGGCGGCTTGAGGATGTTCAGTTCCTCAAGCGTTCCTTCTCTTGGGATGCTGACCAGTCTCGTTTTCTCGCGCCTCTGGATATTAATACCATCCGGGAGATGCCATGTTGGAACAAGACGAAAGGAGACCAATACCTCCTTACAGCTTCGGTATTGGAGGATGCTGTGTATGAGCTAGCACAGCACCCTCGCGCCACTTTCGAAAGAGAGATTGGCGCTTTTGAGACAGCGCGCCGGTTTGTGGCGCAACATCATCCCTTCTATCTGGCTACATTTGATGAAATCAGATACGTGGATGCGTGTCGCTACACTATTCCGGGCGCTGTTCCGAGAACAGCTTTGAAACTGGGTGATCGG